CGGCAGACTGTGTGCCTCCCGACCAGATTCAATTGTACCACGGGTGGTTCTTTCAAGCAAGTCTTTATACAAGTATTATACATAGGAGCTCGGCTTGGGTTTGGCGTAGAAAAAGGCTTTGCGTTGGAGAAGTTTGTAAGGATTCAGTAAGGAGTAAAAAGGGCGCTACTCTCACAAGGTGAAACGGAAGTGTAAAACGTGTAAGAATGGGGTTGGAACTGGAATAAAAATTGGAACGAGAAAAAAGAGAAAAAAGCTAATGAAATCAATAAGATAGAAGAGTAGTAGTAGTAGTTATTCCAAATTCCAGTATTTTTAATTGATCGCTGGGTTGCGGGACATCTTTTTTTCTGCTTAATTTTTAAGCACTTGCCGCAGACCTCTCTTAACCAAAAACATGCTCAAAGCCGCGCTTTACACTTTGCGCTGGAATCTTGGAATTTATACACTTGAAAACACACTTTTCCCTTTAAAATCAACAACTTACGACGTTCCAAGCGCTTGGAATTGCCTATTTTTTAAGCAGCTGTTTTTGGAATCTTGGAACTTAGTGGTCACTAACCTAAACTTGGCGATTCCAAGATTCCAAAAAGTTGTTCCAAGTTCCAAGACGTGTTGGAATATTGGAATTTCAGGGTACCCTGACAAGCTATATAACTTTCTTGGGTCACGCATTGGCATCGGCAGGCTCATGCAGGCTCACGTACGCGCGCGCTGACACATAACTGGTATCAAAAAAGCCGGGCGCAAAAAAACCCCGCATGGCGCGAACCATGCGGGGTTGGTGAGGGTCAGGGTTTACTTAGCGTATGCTTTCCAGAATGCATCGACCGCCATCCGGAACCGAACTGGATCGGCGGAGTCATCACCCCGGGCTTGCGCAACTTTAACGCGCTTATCAAGGCCGTCAAATGCGTCTGTCACGGCTTGATTGAACCCCTTGTTTACTGCGCGCTCCCGGGGTTGATCGGCGGTCAGGAGTCGTTTGCAGGCACTGCGCAGGTCCGCCATGCAGTTGCTAGCGTACTTGGAGAATGCTTTCCGGGACACTTCAATCAGGCCATGCAAGGCCGGATCATCCTTGCGCAGTTGCCCGAATGCTTGGCTGGTGTAGGCCATTGCCACGTTGGTGTTGACCTCGATACCGCCGTCAGGGTCAGGGATCAGGGCCCCGGTATCACCCATTCGGTAGGTTTTATTGCCCGTCAACTCATAATGACGCAGTTGAAAACCCGCGAATAGTTCGGCCTTGACCTCATCAGGCACGGTATCAAGAAACGTAGGGCACTGCTCGAGCACGTACTGCGCAATTACTTTCCGGCCTTCACCTAGTGTTGCAGTTTGGTAACCCGCATCCTTGAATGACCGGGGCGTTACTGTAGCGAGTTGAACAGGGGTTTGCTTTGCTTTCATTACTATCTCCAAGAGTTGAAAACCCGGGCAACACCACGTCACCCGGTATATAAGTTATGCCCTAGGTCAGGGGAGATAATCAAGGTTTCAGGGTGAGCGGAACCCCTATATATCTTTTCACCCTCACCGGGCACGCACGCTCTTACGCGCGCGGCGACACATAACTGGTATCAAAGGGGCCGAAGCCCCGATGATTAGCGCCGACGATGGCTGAACAAGCGTCTGGCCATGATGGCCTCTTTGTATGCTTGGAGCACGTGGTAGCGCCAGATGTTGATCTGTCCGACTGTCATAGCTATCTCCTAGTTAGTGGGGGGGCCGAAGCCCCCCGAGGTTTAGTTGCCGTTCTTCCAGTCCTGCGCGATGTCCTTCAGAAGGCGCGCGCTGATCAGGCGGCGATCATCTTTAGTCGCGTCGATCTGTTCCACTTCTGCTACGTAGCGTTCGATTGCCATAGTGACGAAGACAACATTCATCATGTCCTCACCCAGGAAGTGGGCGATACGCTGTGCGGGGGTCAATGCTTTCATTTCATTCTCCTAGTTAGTGGGGGGCTTGCGCCCCCCGGTTGATTACATCCAACGTGCGGCGATCAGCCTGCCGCGCTTGCCTACCATCGCGGTGCCGTCCGGGTAGCAGGCCATCCATTCGCAGGCGTCTGCCTCGGTCTTGGACCAGTGCACCTTGCGCTGTCCTTCCCATTCGACCGCCACCATGTAGCGGGTCAGCCAGAACCATGTGGTCTTGAGTGCGTTCATCTCTCTATCTCCTTGGTTGTGATGCAACACTGCGTTGCATCTGTATCTGTTATGCCCCATACCCCCTTCAAGAGTCAAGTTCTCAGGGGGATCGCACCCCCACCCCCCATTTTTCTCGCGCGGGTCCCCCCTCGCCCACTACACTTGAACTTGCACAAATCACACAACTCTTTTACTACTTTTAGCCTACTTACTTTACACATACCCCCCTCCCCCCTTCGTTTTTCCAGACCACATTTATTTTTACTTCGCCCCAGAAACACCCCCCGGTAGGAGTCCCATAAACAAAAAAGGCGTGGTATATTTCGCAGCAATTAATGGAGTGCCTTCTTCCTCCTATGGAATACGTTCCTGACATCGACTTCGATGTACCCCTACCTGCTTCTGCAACAGAGGCAATGCCTGAGTTATCCGCTCGAGAAGAACTCGACATGCGGGCGCGGACAGTCAAGCTGCTGTCTGATTTAACGGGCGATCCCATCGAGCCAAACGAAGACGACCGAGGCAAAGCCTTGGACTTGGCGCGGCAGATGATGACCAACCCAAGCCAATCTCCTTCGCTAATAAACTATTCAAACCCCACGATTGCCTATCTGGCTGGAATGGTGGCTCAGCACGACACGCTAGTCGTTAAAGAGCTGGCTGATTTGAAGATTTACATCGTCAATAAGCTGGTTGCTGAGACCGAGCACCCCGATGGCAAGATTCGCATGCAGGCGCTGCGCAGTCTGGGCGAGATAGATGGCGTAGATGCGTTTAAGAAACGCTCAGAGATGACCGTCAAACAGCAATCCATTGAAGAAGTGGAGAAAGAACTGCTTGAGACGCTGGAGAAACTCGAGAAACGCACGGTAGACGTACAGTCGAGGGTCATTTTTGATGAAAATAACGCCTGAGCAGATTCAAACGCTCAAGAACCTCCTGCCAAACATGTCGCTGGAGGACAAAAAGCGCACTTTGGACCTTTTAAAGGCGTGGGATGCTGAATCTGCTCAAATTTTAGGCAGAGACAACCTACTTTCCTTCGCAGATCACGTCTATCCGGGCTATAAAGTCGGTCCGCACCACCGCAGACTGGCTAAATTGTTCGAGGACATCGCTGCTGGGCGTAAAAAACGTGTGATTGTGAACATCGCACCGCGCCACGGGAAGTCTGAGCTGATCTCGTACCTCGCTCCAGCGTGGTTTTTGGGCAAGTTTCCGCATAAAAAGGTCATCATGGCCTCCCACACTGCCGATCTGGCGGTGAACTTTGGTCGTCGGGTGAGAAACTTGGTCGGATCGGACTCATACAAGGACATCTTCCCGCAGGTTGAGCTGCAAGCTGACTCGAAGTCAGCTTCGCGTTGGGGCACGAACTTCCAAGGCGAGTATTTTGCGATTGGTGTGGGCGGTGCGCTGGCTGGCCGGGGCGCTGACTTGTTCATTATTGACGACCCCCACTCGGAGCAAGATGCCAAACTAGGTAAAGCGGATGTATTTTTGCCTGCATGGGAGTGGTTTCAGTCCGGTCCTATTCAGCGTTTGATGCCCGGCGGGGCGATTATTGTGGTGATGACTAGGTGGTCTAAATTGGACTTAACCGGTCAGATTTTGAACCAGATGTCCCGCGAGGAGGGCGTTGACCCGTGGGAGGTGATGGAGTTCCCTGCGATATTGAACGACAAGCCCCTGTGGGGTGAGTTCTGGTCGATTGAGGAGCTGCTGGCTAAAAAGGCTGGTATGGACGTGCGCTACTGGGAGGCGCAGTACATGCAGAACCCCGTCTCCGAGGAGGGGGCGCTAATCAAGCGGGAGTGGTGGCAGATATGGGACAAGGAGACTCCGCCGCGCTGCGAGTTTACGATTATGTCTCTGGACGCTGCGCAGGAGGCGAATAACAGGTCTGACTACAACGCCCTGACTACGTGGGGAGTGTTCCTCAACGAGGAGACTTCGGCGTACAACATAATCTTGCTAAACGCTATTAAGAAGCGCATGGAGTTCCCCGAACTCAAGAAGATGGTGCTCGACGAGTACAAGGAGTGGGAGCCAGACGCGTTCGTGGTGGAGAAGAAATCCAACGGCGCGGCGCTGTACCAAGAGCTTCGGCGCATGGGCGTGCCTGTGGGAGAGTTTACTCCCGGCAAAGGGCAGGATAAGATCAGCAGGGTTAACGCTGTCTCTGACATGTTTTCTTCAGGGATGGTATGGGCACCGGACCGGCGTTGGGCCAAGGAAGTTATTGAGGAATGCAATGACTTTCCCAGCGGTACCAATGACGACTTGGTGGACTCTACAACGCAGGCACTTATGAGGTTCCGTCAAGGCGGATTTATCAGATTGCCCTCGGACGAGCCTGAAGAGATTGAATGGTTCAAGGGCCACCGCAGAGAGCGGTTCTACACAGTTTAAGGAATTGACATGGCTACTAGTGGAATGGACAAAGCGCTGTACGGTGCCCCTCTTGGACTCGATGCTCTTTTGGAGCCGGACATTGAGATCGAGATTGAAAACCCCGATGAAGTACGTATCGGCGTGGGTGACCTTGAGATTGACCTCAAACCCAAACCCAAGCGCGAGAGCGACAAAGACTTTGACGCGAACCTCGCCGACTACATGGACGAGAGCGATTTGCAGTCACTTGGAGAAGAGCTAGTTGCGGACTTTGAGAAAGACTGTAACGACCGCAAAGACTGGATGCAGACGTATGTGGAAGGGTTGAAGCTACTGGGTCTGAAGTACGAGGAGCGTACTGAGCCGTGGTTGGGCGCGTGTGGTGTGTTTCACCCGATGCTCACCGAGTCCGTTGTGCGCTTCCAGTCCGAGGGGATTACTGAGACGTTCCCAGCTTCGGGTCCGGTCAAGACTGTAATCATCGGCAAGGATACGCCGCAGAAAGAAGAAGCCGCTGCTCGCGTACAAGCTGATATGAACTACCAGCTCACTGAGGTGATGTACGAGTATCGCCCTGAGCACGAGAAGATGCTGTGGAACTTGCCCATTACGGGCTCCGCGTTCAAGAAGGTCTACTACGACCCGAGCAAAGGGCGGCAGATGGCGGTGTTCATTCCCGCCGAGGACATCGTTGTTCCGTACGGGGCCAGTAATCTGGAGACTGCCGAGCGGGTTACGCACGTGATGCGTAAGACTGAGAACGACGTTCTTAAACTCCAAGAAGCTGGGTT